CAGAAAATGTAGAGTATGTAAAGAAATAAAAAATTTAGTAGAAGATTTTTATAGAACAAGAAAAGATAGAGGTCCTGTTGCATCTTCATACTCATACGAATGTAAAGAATGCACTATAAAAAGAATTATTGACTCAAATAAAGATTCAAAAAAGTCGTATTTTTGGGAATATCCGGATTGGTAGATATTCACGTCACATTTCCCCCGTGAAAAGTAACTTTTTAATAAATATTTTTTAGATAAACTGAGATTTACGGAGAAAAACATGGCGACTCCTCAATTATCTCCCGGTGTACTTACGAGGGAAGTAGATTTAACAGTTGGGAGAGCTGAGAACGTATTAGATAATATTGGTGCTATCGCAGGACCTTTTGCGATTGGACCAGTAGAAGAAATTATTGACATCAGCACGGAACAAGATTTAGTCAATAACTTCGGAAAACCAATCTCAACAGATGCTCAGTATGAGTACTGGATGAGTGCAGCATCATATCTTTCATATGGTGGTATTCTCAAAGTTGTAAGAACTGATGGAAGTACTCTTAATAACGCAAACGCTGGCGTTGGAATTGCTTCAACAACTTCACTAAAGATCAAAAACTACGATAACTACAACTCTAGTTTTATTGATGCTACCAACTTTACATATGCTGCAAAAACCCCAGGCAAATGGGCAAACAATCTAAAAGTTTGCACTATCGATGATTTAGCAGACCAAAGAGTTGCTATCACCACTACTAATCCTGGCGCACTAGGTGCTGTTATTGGATATGGCGTAACTACAGCGATTACTAACGTCGTTTTACCTGGTGCAGGTACAACCTCACTCTTCAATGGATATTTGAAGGGTATCATTACTGGTATTACCACTGATGCTACTAATTCAAATAGTACTATTGATATTAAAGTACTTTCAAGAGTCTCTGCCGCAGGAACTGAAACTCCAGTTACTTATGCACAGGGCAACTCAATTCAATCCTTTGAAGCAGCAGATACTCTTTATTTTGTAAACAACTCAGGTATTAACACTGGTTCTACTGCATCAGCGGTAACAGTAGTTGATTGGTACGATCAACAAACTCTTGGTCTTACAAACTCAATCATTTATTGGAAGTCTATTGCTCCCAAACCAGCATCAAACAACTATTCCGTCCAAAGAAACGGAAAGAATGATGCAATGCATATTGTTGTTGTTGATGACACTGGTTCTATTACCGGAATTCAAGGAAATATTCTTGAAAAGCACATCAGTGTTTCGAAAGCATCTGATTCTGTTTCCTCTGTAAATTCTCCACAGAAGATCTGGTATAAGAACTATCTTGCCAACTTCTCGCAATACATTTACGCAGGTTACAATCCATCACTTGCAAGAGACTCTCAGTGGGGATCCAATCCAGTTGCAACTGGATTCTCTTCTGCTTTCACTCCATTTACCCTACCTCAAGGTCAATGGGGACAAGAAGCACAAGGAGTAACTTTCAGTGCTATTGGAAACGTTGCATATAACTTTGGAGGAGGAGTTGATTATTCTGCAAATGGCGGAATGTCCGCATCTCTTGGAGATCTTGTAAGTGCTTATGATCTATTCTCAAATAAAGATAGAGTTGCAGTAGATTTCTTAATTAATGGACCAGGACTTGCAAATGAGTCCGATTCACAGGCAAAGGCAAACAAACTAATCTCACTTGCAGAAGGAAGAAAAGATTGCGTTGCTGTTGTTTCTCCTCATAGAGCGAATGTTGTTGACTTAACAAACACAACAACTCAAACTAATAATGTAATCAGATTCTTCAGTGCTCTCTCCTCTTCATCTTATGCAGTTTTTGATAGTGGTTATAAGTATACCTACGATAGATTCAATAATCTATTCAGATATATCCCATGTAATGCTGATATTGCTGGTTTGATGATGAGAACAAACATTAATTCTTATCCTTGGTATTCACCTGCAGGTCAGCAAAGAGGTGTTCTGAATAATGCAATTAAACTTGCATATAATCCCTCTAAGGATCAAAGAGATCTACTTTATACTGCAAGAGTTAATGCCATCATCAGTCAACCTGGAATTGGCATTTACCTCTTTGGTGATAAGACTGCTCTAGGATATGCATCTGCATTTGACAGAATCAATGTTCGTCGTCTGTTCCTAACTATCGAACAAGCACTTGAGAAAGCATCTCAAGCACAACTCTTCGAACTCAACGATCAGATTACAAGAGCAAACTTTGTAAACATCGTTGAACCATACTTAAGAGATGTTCAGGCGAAGAGAGGTCTATATGACTTCCTGGTAATTTGTGATGAGACTAATAACACTCCAGATGTAATTGATAATAATGAATTTAGAGCTGACATCTTCCTGAAGCCAACAAAATCTATTAACTATGTAACTCTGACGTTCGTTGCTACACGAACAGGTATTAGTTTTGAAGAAGTAGCAGGTAGAGTTTAATTAATTTTATAATAATCACATAAGGAGGAACTAAAAATGTCTAGTCTCAGAACAATCACAGGATTTAAAGAAAGACTTGCTGGTGGTGGCGCAAGACCCAATCTATTTGAGGTTGAAATCCCCTCTTTCCCAGCACCTATTACCAATCTATGGAAAGCAGGTGCTGGTCAAGAAATTGACACCTTCAAATTCTTATGTAAAGCAGCTGCACTTCCAGCATCAACCGTTGCCCCTATTGATGTTCCATTTAGAGGTCGTATTTTAAAAGTTGCTGGAGACAGAACTTTTGATACTTGGACCATTACCATTATCAACGACGAAGACTTTAAATTGAGATCTGCGTTTGAACTCTGGATGAACAATATTAGTAAATTGGATAATAACAGCGGTGCTACAAATCCAAGTTCTTATATGACTGATGCATATGTACATCAACTTGGAAGAGGTTATGATAAGGGAAGATTTTCCACCACAAATAATGGTGGGAATGACACAACTGTGGAAACTAATATTTCCCCACTGAGAACATATAAGTTCCATAGTATCTTCCCAACAAGCGTTAGCCCAATTGATCTTTCATATGATTCTTCAGATACTATTGAAGAGTACAGCGTAGAATTCCAAGTTCAATACTGGACTGCAGGAAAAGGTGCGAATAAAAATGACGCAACCAACACTTTGATTAGCTGATAAATATTAGAATAAAGACTAATCAAATATAAATTATGGCAAGATTATTTGGATTCTCTATTGAAGATAACGAACCACTATCTCCAAGTACGGTCTCTCCCGTTCCTCCAAATAATGAGGACGGGTCAGACCATTACTTGAGTAGTGGTTTTTTTGGTTCATATGTTGATATTGAGGGAGTCTATAGAACAGAATTTGATCTAATTAAAAGATATCGCGAAATGGCACTTCACCCAGAGTGTGATAGTGCAATTGAAGATATTGTAAATGAAGCAATCGTATCAGATACAAATGATACTCCAGTAGAAATCGAACTTTCAAATCTTAATGCAAGTGACGGCATTAAGAAAAAAATTAGACAAGAATTTAAGTATATTCTTTCACTTTTAGATTTTGACAAGAAATCTCATGAAATTTATAGGAACTGGTATATTGACGGTAGAATTTATTATCACAAAGTAATTGACCTTAAGAATCCTCACGAAGGGATTCAAGAATTGCGTTACATAGATCCAATGAAGATGAGATATGTAAGGCAACAAAAGAAAAGTGAAAAAGACAAATATAGGATCGCAAATGTAAATGCGGATAATCCTATGGAATATGAATTTCCTCAAATTGAGGAATATTTTATTTACAATCCAAAAGCGACTTATCCTGCAGGAAGTCCTTCATCAATGGGAGGATCTGCAGGCATTAAGATGGCTAGGGACTCTGTTACTTATTGCACTTCTGGACTTGTAGATAGAAATAAGGGATCAACTCTTTCATATCTGCATAAAGCAATTAAATCTCTCAATCAATTAAGGATGATTGAGGACTCTCTTGTTATCTATAGATTATCTCGTGCTCCTGAGCGTCGTATTTTCTATATTGATGTGGGAAATCTTCCAAAAGTAAAGGCAGAACAATATCTTCGCGATGTTATGATGCGTTATCGTAACAAACTTGTGTATGATGCAAACACTGGTGAAATTCGTGATGATAAAAAGTTTATGGCAATGCTTGAAGATTTCTGGTTGCCAAGAAGGGAAGGTGGTAGAGGAACTGAAATCTCAACACTTCCAGGCGGACAGAATCTTGGGGAAATCACAGACATTGAATACTTCAAGAAAAAACTTTATCGTTCATTGAATGTTCCCCCATCAAGAATGGATGGAGAAGGAGGATTCAATCTTGGTCGTTCTTCAGAAATCTTAAGAGATGAAGTTAAGTTCAGCAAATTCGTTGCTCGTTTGAGAAAAAGATTCTCTTATATGTTCCACGATATGCTTAAGACTCAACTAATTCTTAAAAATATTATAACCCCATCAGACTGGGATATTATGCAAGAACATATTCAATATGATTTCTTGTATGATAATCACTTTGCTGAACTTAAGGACGCAGAACTTCTCAATGAAAGATTGAATATGGTTCAAGTCGCAGAACCTTATATTGGAAAATATTTTTCGCAAGATTATGTAAGACGTAAGATTCTTCGCCAAACTGATGAAGAAATTATTGAGCAGGATAAGATTATGAAAAAAGAGATTGAGGATGGTATTATTCCAGATCCAAATATGCCCATAGATCCAAATACAGGAATGCCACTTGGACCAGAGACTGCTGGTATGGATCTTGGTCAACCAGTGATGGAACCAGAAATTAATGCTGCTCCAACGGAACCAAACACAAAAGCAGTAGAAATGCCCAAGGGTGGCGAAATATAAATAAAAAAGATTATTGATAGGTATTAAAATGGATGATCTTTTAGATATGATTGCTGCTGACGAATCACCTTCGCAGATTAGTGATAAGATTAAAGAACTTCTTTTTACAAAATCCGCAGAAAAAATTGATGAGTTTCGTCCAGCAGTAGCAAATGCAATGTTTAATAACGAAACAGAAGAGGAAGAATGAAGTCATTCAAACAATTCATCTCAGAATCAGTAAATATTTCCGGAGATTTTAACGGAAATCTTTACATCAATTCTTCTCAACCAGAACCCCAACAAGTTGGCGAAGAATATGTTGCAGATGTTTTGTGGAATGGGAGTCTTTATAGGATGGAACTAGTATCAAATAATGGGATTCCATCAAAACAATCTTTGGGCGAACAATTGCAAATTGAATATCCAGGAGCAATTGTTCACCAAATTTATCCGATGATGGAAAAAAACTGTAATATCAAAAGAACAAGCAGATACCACCCATCAAAATTAGAATGGATTGATTGATTTATGGCTCAGTGGAATATAACAACACAAGACTACTTAAATCAAGAAAGAAGTCTTTTTGAGGTTAATGGTGTTGCAACAAGAGATGGAAAAATTGTAGATGAGTACAATAGATTTCCAGTTAGCATAAATTCTGATGCTTTTGGAAGAACAAAGGTATCAAACCCATTAACACTTTTTGATTCATCTCACAGATATAGAGATAATAATCTTTGGGAATCATTAGTCGTAGGCACTGGTTCTACTGTTGGATTTGCAACAACAGCAGGTTTAGTTAATATGACTGTAGGTGTTGGAAGTACCGCATCAGTTATTAGAGAAACTACAAAAGTATTTTCATATCAACCAGGAAAATCCTTGTTGACTATGAATACCTTTATATTGAATCCACCAAAAGAAAATCTAAGGCAAAGAGTTGGGTATTTTGGTGCTGATAATGGAATATATTTTGAGGTTGATGGAACCACTGCATATTTTGTAGAGAGAAGTTTATCATTAGGAACAGAGACAAGAGTTTCTCAGTCAAACTGGAATATTGATAAGTTAGACGGAACAGGTGTTTCTGGAATTACATTAGATTTAACTAAGGCACAAATCCTTTGGATGGATATTGAGTGGTTAGGACTTGGAAATGTAAGACTTGGATTTATAATTAATGGAAAGTTTATTCACGCACATACTTTCCAACACGCAAATATAATTCAATCAACCTATATTACAACAGCATCATTGCCTTTGAGGTATGAAATTGAAAATACAGGAATTACTACAAGTTCAAGCACACTCAAACAAGTTTGTTCTACAGTTATTTCCGAAGGTGGTTATGAACTTCGTGGATTACAACAGACAATCACCATTCCAATCAATACTCCAAGAACATTAGGAACTGCAGGAACATTTTATCCAGTAATCGGTTTGCGTCTCAAAACATCACCAAATCGTTTAGATGCGATTGTAATTCTTACCGCACTTTCAATTATGCCAATTACTACTGGAAACTTTAATTGGCAAGTAAGAGCATCTGGAACTACTACTGGTGGAAGTTGGGTAAGTGCTGGTGTTGATAGTGCTGTTGAATATAACATTACTGGAACTTCTTATACTGATGGAAGAATACTTGCGAGTGGATTTTTCAATGCTACAAATCAAGGAGCATCTCAAGTTGATATTCTCAAAGAAGCACTCTTCAAGTTTCAGTTGGAAAGAAATGGATTGGATTCAACTCCTTATGAACTCACACTTGTGATTGCTTCTGATGGTGATAATGATACTGTTGTTGCTGCAATGGACTGGGAAGAAATTAGTAGGTAATTTGCAATTTATAAATAAATAAAAGTGTATTATTAAAAATAATGGCTCATAGACCAATTGGTGCTGGAGCTTCATTTGCATTTTCTGCAGGTGCTGCATCCACATCCTCAGCATTTTCAGTTCAATCTAATGTATTAAGAGTAGTTGCCGTTGGCGCAGCTGCTCACGTTGCTATTGGTACTGGATCAGCAGCATCGACAACAGATTATTATATTCCATCAGGTCAATCAGTAACTCTTGGTCTCACCAAGGCTTCTAATAGAGTTGTTGGAATTACAACAGGAACAACTACAACAGTAATAGTACCCGAAGGAACACAAGTTCCATTTGGGGTTGGCGAGTTTGTTTCAATATCAGCAACTGGTCAACCATATTACGACATTTCTCACGCTGCAGTCCTTTCTGTTGATACCACAACAAATTTTAATGGGTATCATCAAACAAGAATGGTGATTGATTATAACTCATCAGGAATTTCAACTGCTTTCGGTGCTTCATATGCAGATGTGAAACTATCACAAAAAATCTCTGCATATGGTGCTGGCGGTGCAGGAGTTCTTTATTACCAACAAGTACAAATCACAGGTCAAGCATAATGAAACTTATTACCGAAGAAATCGAATCAGTAGAAGTCCTTACCGAAACGGTCAACGGTAAGAAGACTCTTTATATTCAAGGACCTTTCTTACAAACAGAAAAAACAAACCGTAACAATAGACGTTATGGACGTGTTGTAATGGAAAGAGAGGTAA